CGACCGTGGGGCATTGTGCCCCACGGCCGCTTGACAACTCTGGCGGCATATGGGTCGTCGAAAATCCATATGTCTAAGGAGGTCCTTATGTGGCGAGAGAGATCTCGTACAACTGGTTCCGTTAACGTGACGACTAATGTCGTCGGCTCATCATCGGGCTATCATGCCGATGGTTGGGTTGGTTCGTGCGGAGGTTCGTGGAGAGATCCACAAGTACATTCACCCCCGTACAGCGGATACATCGCTCATCATCTTCCTGCATTTGTCCCACCCTATCCAGGGTGGACCGGGTTACAGGTGACTGAAACGATGTCCGACCAGTTTCCGGATATTTCCGGTCCCCGCAAGGGGAGAGTGTGGAATTATTGCAAACACACTAAAACGACGTTGGCCCAGGCAGCACATTCCTTGACCGTACGCGCGAACACTGCGTACCCGAGCTCTAAACCCAGTGGATGGTACTGGAACTGGAATGTTCGGACAGGGATTGTGATGCAAGTACCGAATCCCTCAACGTTAATCCTGCCAGCACCTACTGTTAGCGCTATTAGTCAAGCGCGAGCACAGTGCTGGAACACCATGGAACCGGATTTTACATCCGGGTTTTCTGGATTAAACTTCATTTGGGAGATGAAAGACTTTAAGTCTCTCGTGAAGTTGTTCCAGAAGACGAGCCCGGTCCTGAAAGGGATGTCGGAGGCTCGTCGAAAGACCATGGGAAGTCGTCCGTTCAGTTCATCGGCTAAGATTTGGCTTACCAAGCAATTTGCTGTGGAGCCTCTGATCCGTGATCTGAAGACAATTGTTGAGTTGCACGCGGAGATGAACGATCGTCTTCGTAAGTTCAACCATCAAGGTTCTGAACGGAATGTTCATCATTCCAGTAAGGTTTTAAGCGAGGTGAATACAGTGAGTCCAACTCACGATAGTTACTATCGCACTTACAGAAGAACTAGGGCGACGTTTCGTGCGCAAGCAGAGCTCCAGTACTCGCAATGGTTTGACGGGTATTGGGACTATTTTGCTGCCACGTACGGGATGAACGTGACTCTAGAGACGATCTGGGATGCTATTCCATGGTCGTTTGTCGTCGACTACTTTATGTCTGTCGGCGGCTTTCTAGAGGCAATCGGAAAATCGCGTCCCACCCACGTTCATATTTCTCAATATTCCGAGACTATTGAACTGGAGGACACCATCGTGAAGTGTGTGGCATTCGGTAATTCCGGGTCACAGACGGTGGAATGGGTATCAGCTGGTATAGGTTCCGAAGGCTTTGGTTTGCCTGTAGGAGCGGATGTACCGGTAGCATCAGCCCAGCGTTTTTCGTACACAAGGACCCCGGGTGTGATGTACTCATCATATCCATTACCTGAGGTGCATTTCCCAGCATACGATCAGGTGATAAACCTAATCGCTATGTGGGCCTCGCGTAAGAATTATTAGTATGGCTGTATGGGCAAGTGTGCCTTTACGCATCCACAATAACACGGCAATTTTGCCGCGTATCCTGGTACGCAACCAGTTGAAATAGAGGTCACACCATGTTCAGTGAAGTCATCACCGTCTCTGACGGAGCAGTTCCCCGCAGTTATACTGCAGTTTCTCGCTCCGGGATGGATACCATTCGCCGTGAAACCACGGCTGGCACTCCGTCCACGGCCAACTCGACTATGACTATCCGGCATACGCTGGATGGAAAGAATCAAAGTAAGCCGAATCGCCACCTTGTGGCATTTCAGTACACGGAAATCGACGCAACCGGGAAAGCCCAGGTTGTCACTGTGCACGTTGTCATCAACCGCGCAAAAGGCGCAACTGATGCCACCGTGATTAAGTTGGCAACAGCGCTTGGTGAGTTTCTCACCACCGCTGATACAGTCAGCAGTTTGCTGATTGGTGGGAACTAACGGTACACTCTTCATCGTGACAGAATGGAAACCCAAGAGGGAGACCTGAAATGTCTGAAGAGCCCGCCTACCTTGGCATGTATCTTAGAGTCTTCGACGACTTTTTGTGCATGTCACCAGAGTACACGGAACGCGAACGTGCCGCCGACGCAAGCTACGTAATTAAACGCGTGGCAAGTGAAGGTTTGGCGTTCGTCACCAAAACGTTACCAGAATTAGCGAAGCATTTAGAATCCGCTCTCCAATCTGGTACCTTCTTACCTTTTCCCAAGCTTAAGCGGGAACATGGTAGAACCACCCCAAGTTTCTTGCGGGTATGGTTCAAGGAGTGTTTTGATGAACAAGGTGCTCTACTTGATACTGCGCCTGGCAAAGCTATTGGCGCAATCCGACAGGCTTGTTACTTCTTGTACAAGCTTGAGTCGGAGTATCCGGATGATCTCATTGCCAAGACGATTGAAAACTTCTTGGCAGTCGATGCGGAGCTTACTCAATGCGAGACGCTCACGCGGGAGCAGCGAACTCTCATTACTATTGGTTCTAGTCTGTTGTTTGATATTTTTAGGGATTTTTCTCCCTGGGATATTTTCCCCAGACCGGGACCAGGGGCTTCAGCCTCTGGTACCCACAAAAGCCGACGGTATGAGCCTTTATGCTTGTATTCAAAAATTCACGAGCGATACCCGTACTATCGGTATTTCTACGTGAACTCCAAGCATCTGCTGGATCGTTCACACGCGTACCGAGCTCTGGAACGACGTACAGAGGGCTCGAGTTTGATGCGGTTGGTCCCAAAAGATTCAAGGGGCCCTCGTATCATATGCATGGAGGAACAAGAGTATATGTTTCTCCAACAGGGATTAGGTACGGCTATGCGAGACTGGATGATCAATCACCCTGTGGTTGGTCGCCAGATTCCCTTCCTGAAGCAGGAAGTAAACCGTAATCTAGCTCGACGCGCTTCTGTTGACGGTAGCTTTGCTACTTTAGACATGAAGGACGCGTCGGATCGGATTTCTAAAGAGTTGGTCAGGCTTTTGTTCGCCCGGCTCCCAGATCTCCGCGACTGTCTACTTGCATTATCGACGAATTCCACACGTTTACCTGATGGTCGTGTGGTCTCAACAAAGAAATTTGCCCCTATGGGGTCTTCTTTGTGTTTCCCGGTTATGTCTGTAGTGCATTACGCACTCGGTATTGCAGGTATGCACCTGTATACCGGAAAGCCAGTTAAGGCGTTAGCGAAAATGTTGTACGTGTACGGCGATGACATAATTGTCAGGTCGGAACACGTGGACACCCTCTTCACGGTTTTCCCTTTATTTGGATTAAAATTCAATCAGGGTAAGTCGTTTAGAAAGGGTCCATTTCGCGAGTCTTGTGGCTTTGACGCGTTCAAAGGAACGAACGTGTCTCCCCAACGCTTAAAGAAGCGGTTTTTGGACAGTCGGGACCCGAGCAGCCTTTGCTCGGCAATGACGATGGAGTATAACCTCAGAAAGTCGGGGTATAACTCTGTTGCAGAAGTGCTTAAGCGAATTGTCGAATCTAGGTGGGGCGTTTTCCCAAACGTTATGCCGGGTTCCTCAGTCCTCGGGTGGGTCGTAGATGACCCGTCTGATGTGATAGGGCAGGAATGCCTCAAACATCGCTTTCATCGTTCCACATGGTCGATGCAGGTTCGTGCACGTGTCATAGAGACAACGGCCGACTGCTCGATGAGTGGAGGGTGGGAACAGTTGATGCGTGCGCAGTTGCACACCATCAAAGGTTCAACACGTCTCGACGAACGCTTCCAGCAGATTGACATCAGCTGGAAGTGGGTTCCTCAGTTTGCCTTGCAGACCCAAAGGGTGTCAGACCCAGGGTACCGGAGGCTTGTTTCTAAGCTGAGGTAGCACAATGTTGCGGGGATCAGCCAGTAAGTGCTGGATACTTAAGTGCCCGTAAAAGGGCTGGTGCGCAGTGCTTGAGATTCGTCATCTCAGCATCATCCTAATTTACCAAGGCCCCCTGATAAGGGGGGATAGGTGTGGAGGATGAACAATTATGTCTGCTACTTAGGGATCACAACGCAGGGGC